ATGAATCCACAATATTATACAAATAATAAAGCTCCAACATTAGAAGAAACATATGATGCAACAATTAGTGCATCTACGGCAATTACACTTAATACTGGAACAACTTATATTGAAGTTACAGCTTTATTAAAGGGAGTTTTTATGAAATGGGGAGGTACAGCAAGTTCTTCTGATTTTGATGAGTTTATAGCTCCAGAATCAACAAGAGTTTATGAAGTACCAAATAATACAACAACGGTCGAATTTATTGAAGAAGCTGCTACAGCACATTTAGTTGTAATAGAAAAATAATGTCAAACGCATCAGCAGATCAAAATTTTGTAAGAGGGAAACTAGGAGTATTAAATACAGATGGTATTACGACAATTCCTATTGCAATTGATGAAGCTACTGGTGGAATGAAAATAGATGCAACTAGTACAATTTCGTTTACAATGACACCTATTGCACCTGGAGATGAAAACTATAATAAGGTTTTACTTTGGGAAGGAACAGATGGTCTAACTTATCCTTGGGTTGTCAATAGTGATGGAGCAGTATTAATAGATTTTTAAATAATATGTCAGACGCACCACGAGATAATAATCATATACCAACAATGTTACTGGAATCATCAACTAATCCAGGAACTGTTTTACCTGCTAAAGGAGATGAAGCAACAGGAAGATTACTAGTTGATAATTCAGGAGGAGGATCTGGAACAGTTACAAGTGTTTCAGTTGTTTCAGCTAATGGACTTGCTGGTACAGTAGCAACAGAAACAACAACACCAGCGATAACATTGTCAACAACAATAACTGGTATTTTACAAGGAAATGGTACTGCAATTTCAGCTATCACAGTTGGTTCAGGACTTTCATTTGCGGCTGGAACTTTATCAGCAACAGGTGGTGGTACAGTAGATACTGTGGTTGGAACAGCTGATAGAATTACAGTTGATTCTACTGATCCAGCTAACCCAGTTGTAAATATAGCAGCAACCTATGTTGGACAAAATACAATAACAACTTTAGGAACTATTACAACTGGTACTTGGAATGGTACAGATGTTGCGGTAACAGCTGGTGGTACTGGACTTTCAGCTATATCTGCACTTTCAATATGGGTAGCTAACTCAGCAAATACTATTACAGAAGTTACTCCTGGTGCTGGAAATTCAATTAGAATAAATGGTGCTGGAAATGCTTGGGAAGCTTTTACTCCATCTTCTGCAGTACCTACAACAATAACAGTAGCAGACGAAGCAACAGATACAACTTGTTTCTTGGCTTTTTTTACAGCTGCAACTGGTGATCTTGGACCAAAAACTAATACAAATATAACATTTAATTCTAATACAGGGGTCGCGACATTTGCTTCAACAGTTCTTACTACTACAGATATAAACGGTGGAACAATAGATGGAGCAACTATTGGAGCAAATTCTGCTACAACAATTGTTGGTACTACTATAACAGCTAATACTGGTTTCTTACCTGATATTGATGGTGGAGCTTATTTAGGACAAGGTACTCAAGCATTTTCAGGATTATTTTTAGATACTACAGCAACTATAAATATTGATAATGGAAACTGGGTAGCAACACATTCTTCTGCAATATTAACAGTAGGAACTGGAGATTTACGAGTTACTACAGCTGGAACAAATACAGCTTCAGTTGTAACTGTTGGTGGTACTCAAACACTTACAGCAAAAACATTAACATCACCAGCAATAAATACAAGTATTACAACACCTGATGCAACATTTACTGCTTTTGCAGGAGCTACTACTTTACTTACTATTGGTGGTACTGGTGCTTCTGCATCATTATTTGCACCATCAACACTTGATACTTCTTCTTCTGTAACTGGTGCAATAAGAACTTCTGGTGGTATATCAGCAGCTAAAGCTGGTTGGATTGGTACTAACTTAAATATTGGTACTGCTGGAACTGCAACTGGAGAATTAAGATTAAGTGGTGCTACTTCAGGAACTGTTACAGTTAAAACAAATGCTACAGCAGGAACTTGGACACTTGAACTTCCTGCTAATGATGGTGATTCCGGTCAATTTCTTTCAACAAATGGCTCAGGTGTTACATCTTGGGCTTCAGCTGGAGGTACTACAGTAGTTTCACTAATACCAAAACCAGATTTTAATTCTTTCGCAGCTGGTTCATTAGTATCTGATACTAACACAGTGGCTAAATTAGGTAGAGTTGTTATTCCTTTTAGTATGACAGTTACAAAACTTTCAGTAGATCATAATACTCACACAGCAGATGGAACTTATGACATTGTTTTATATACTGAAGATGGACAAACAAAAGTAATAGATATAACAACTGCTAATCTTACTGGAACTGGAGTCGTAACGACTGCTGTGTCTAATGTTGCTGTTAGTCCAGGTGTTTACTACATTTTGATAGTTCCGAATTCAACAGCAGCTGGTGAATTTAGATGCTATACACCTAGTATATCCGTTAACCTTGGTTCTTTAGTAACAGGTGAGCCACAAGCATGTGGAACCCTTACAGTTACAGCTTCTACACCACCTGCAACTTTTGATCCAACAGCAATAACTGCTACAACAACATCAGCATTACAATTTAGATTAGATTAAATATGACAATAACTTTTTACAACTCAAGTGATGGTGGAATGATGACAGGTCTTTCAACTGATACAAAACCAGTAGGATTTACTGGAAGTGTTGTATTTATTGAAACTGATACTGGAAAAATATTTAAATTGGTTAGTAGTGTTTGGACACTTAATAATGTAGCTGATAGTAGTATTACAACTTCTGATATAACAACAAATAATGCCTCTACATCAAAACATGGTTGGTTTCCTAAATTACCTACTGCAACTAATAAGTTTTTAAGAGATGATATGACTTGGCAAAGTCCTCCTGGTGGTTCAGAAGCTTTTCCAATAAATTCTATATTTATTTCTGTAGTTTCAACTAATCCAAATTCTCTTTTAGGATATGGAACATGGTCTGCATTCGGAGCAGGTAGAGTATTAGTTGGATTAGATGCAGGACAAACTGAATTTGATACAGTAGAAGAAACAGGTGGAGCAAAAACTCACACATTAGATTTAACAGAAATTCCATCTCACAACCATAACCAACAAAGATTACCTACTTCAACTGGTGGTGTTGTTGGGTTTACGGTAGATACATCAATGAGTGGAACAGCAACAAGTTCTGGTGTAAGTACAGGAAATACTGGTGGTGGTAGTGCGCATAACAATTTACAACCCTATATAGTAGTTTACATGTGGAAAAGAACAGCATAATTATATGGATAAAAATTTAGAAAAAAGAATACAAGCATTAGAACAACAAATGGCACAATTCCAGAATTCTTCTACTATATCTTATAATGTTGAAAAGTCATTCCAAGGAAGAGGTTTTGTAACTACTGGTCCAATGGGAAAACCACCTGGTGATTGGGATATTAATGAAGGATTTATAGTAGATCCTGCTTTAGTCTCAGAAGTACAAGCTCCAGCTACTCAATATTTACGAGTTACAAGTCAAGCAGGAGAAAATTGGTTTATTGCGTTATATAACTTTAGTGAAATATCATAATATGAAATCACATTTTCCACCTAAAAATCAAAACTACCAATGGTTACAAACAAACAGGTCAGATGACTTTGGTTCTTTGTGGTCTACTATGAACCTAGATTTTCAAACAAATTTGGGTGTAATTAGGTTGTCTCAAAAATTGGTTACAAATACAACTTCCAGTGATGATGCTGATTTAGGATTACCAGTGGCGTTTGAGTTTTTTAGTGGTATATGGTGGGCAATATGTGGTACTAGAGTATTTAAAAATACTACAGGTGAATTGACATCTTCTTTTGTGGAAGATACATCTGGTTATACTGTTGGAAGTTCTACTTCTCAGTTTGATGTAACAAATCCAGCTGGAACTACTTTTAGATATACATTCGATGGAACTGGAACTGACCCCGGTATAACTGCTTTGACTTTTCCTATTGGTGCAACAGTAATTGTTGCTGATACAAATATGGCTGCAGGAAATGAAGGTACATTTACTGTAACTGGTAGTGGTGCAAATTATTTTGAAGTAACAAATGCTGCAGGTGTAGTAGAAGCTGATAAAACAATTGGTTCAGGATTTATTTCCGTTTCGGGTGGTACACTTGGACAAGATTATTCTACTGTAGTTTCAGATATGACTTTTTTTAATGATAAACTTTGGACTACAAGTACTCTAAAACTAAGATCAAAAGCATTTGAAACCGGAACACCAAGTTTAGATATTTGGACAACTGAAGATACATTAACTTCAAGTTCTGCTATACATAAATTGGCTTATTTTAACAAGTTTGATAGATTATATTATATAAACAGTAACACTAATATTAGATCAATAGATACATCAGATGCCGTTGCATCTTCTGGTAATTTTACATTTACACCTTCAACAACAGTTGGTCGTATTTCTAGTATTATATCTGCTTCTAATTATATTTGGATAGGTACATTTAGAACTAATAATTTAACAACAACAACTGATAGTGGTACAAAAGGTTCTATACTTCAATGGGACGGATTTTCAAGTCAAGCAACTAATGAATTTGTTATTGAAACAGGTGGTATATTAGCATTTACTGTTTTAGATGATACACCTTATGCAATAGATTCATCTGGAAGAATATTAAAATATTCAGGATATTCTTTTATAGAAATAGCTCGTTTACCAATAGATAGAATATTACTTACAAATGCAACTGAAAGTGCATCTAACAAGTTTATTCATTTTAATGGTTTTGTATCAACTTATAATAATACACTTCAAGTATTAATTAATAATTTAAATGAAGATGCTAGTGGAAATATAAATGAAAACTTACCATCTGGTATATGGGAATTAGATTTAGCAACATTAAATTTTACACATCGTTATTCTCCTACATTAAAAGCTCGTAGTAGTTCTTCTATAACTGATTTTGGTCAAAATAGAATTTCTGTAGCTGGAGCATTGAAATGTAATTACTTTCAAAGTAGTAATTCAAACGGAAGAAGTACATTAATAGCTGGTTTTACTTATTTTACAGATGCAAGTTCAACAAAGTCTGCAATTTATATAGATAGTCCAGCACAACCAAATACTGATAATGAAGGACAGAAAAAAGGTTATTTTGTTACAACTTGGTTTAACTCAGAGGAAGTTGAAGATAAGTGGTCTCGTTTATGGGCAGTATATAGAAGATTATTAAATTCTAGTGATAAGATTGTATTTAAATATAGGTTAAATGAAGAAACTCCTACTTATGCAACAATAACTTGGGTAAATACTACATCATTTACAACCACAACAGATATAACAGCTTACGGACCAACTGCAACAGGATTTAATGGAACAACTGGTGGTGAGGTTGAAGTATTGCAAGGGACAGGAAGTGGAGCTTGTGTACACATAACAAATATTGTTAATAATGGAGGTACATATACAGTTACAGTAGATGATACAGTAACAGGTGTAACAACTGGAACAGCTAAAGCAAGATTTCAAAAGTGGATAAAATTATTTCCAGAGATAACAGGTCAAGTTCTTTCTTGGAGTCAAATGGCAATTAATGCAAATAATACAAGAATACAAATTAAATGTTGTTTGACTTTTACAGGAGATGACGAATTCCATAAATTTATATTAGTAAGTAATGAAGATATTAAAAGTAATTTATAAATACAATGAAGACATACACAGGACTTAGAAATTTAACAGCAAAATATTGCAACATATCTACATCAGATACAACAGCAATGACTACAATTGATAGTAATATCAATGATAGTATAAAAACAATTTGTAATTTACAAGGTGGTAAATTACGTTTCTTAGAATCTACAAAAGATATGACAACTGTAGCTTCTCAAGAAAGTTATCAAATACCAAATGGATTTAGGAAAATTATAGATATGTATATTTATTCTGGTTCTGGTTCTTCAACTGATACAATTTATGCTCCTGAAATGGTATTTGATCCAACAAAATGGAAGTTAATTAAACAATATAGATTAGGTGAATCAGATGTGCCGTACTTTACTTATGTTGAAAATCAGAAATATTATATTCAACCAATACCAGCAACAACAGGTAACTTGATTACAATTAGAGGTAGATTAAATGTTAGAGATTTAACTATTGCTGATTATACAACTGGAACAATAGTAAGTATAGCAAACGGAGCGACTGCAGTTGTTGGAAGTGGTACTACTTGGACAGCTGATATGGTTGGAAGATATATACAAATAACAGAAACAACAGCAGCTGGTGGTGGTGATGGTTTTTGGTATCAAATAGGTACTTATACATCTGCTACTTCGATAGGACTTTTAAAACCGTATGAAGGAACTACTATAGCGGCTGGATCTGCAGCTTATACAATAGGACAATGTTCAGTTATACCAGATGCTTATGATGTTGGAATTGTTTATAGAGCAACAGCTTTATATTGGGAAAATCAAAATGATTTAGGTAGAGCAAAAACATATTGGTTAAAATATGATGGAGGTAATGAAGCAGGTTATAACACAGAATATGGAGGTCTTATGGGACAAATGTTAGCAAATGAAGGAGAAACTGAAGAAGGTGCTTATGTACCACCATTCGGGTCGACAAATAATATAGTATCACCTGTGCCATATTGGTACCCATATCAACAAGCATCAGGTTTTAATTAACAAAAATGAATCCATTCAATAAATATATAAACAACTTAAAAACAAAATTACCAGCGTATAATCCACAAAATTCGTTTACTAGATCAAACTTACCACAAAGAAACAGTAGACAGAGATATGGAACTTATAGTAATCCTAAAAATAATATTGCAGGATATTCGTCATTTAATCAGTTAAAATCATCTTTAATTCCAACAGCTGGGGCTACTTCTACAAATACTCCACTTATTAAACCAGCAACAGATACTACAGATACTACAAATATTATAAATACATTACCAAATTCAGGGCAACAATATGTAGGAAATATTTCAAATACTACTCAAAATGCTTATGATGCTGTAACAGGTGCTAGAACTAATTATGGAGCAAGTCAAGGGTTACCAAATATGTTAGGTGGTAAACAGATTAATGAAACTACTTCAAATATAATACAAACACCTAAAAAAGAAAGTGCTTATATTGAATATCTTAAGTCAATGTTTAATCCAGAACAAACAAAAATATCTTTACAAAAAGCAGAAGCAGATTATAAAAGATTAACAGATATTCAAAATAGAAAAGAAGCTAAAGAATTGGAGGCTAGAAGATTATATGAGGAAACACTAGATAGGTCTGGTGGTTTGCTTTCTGGTGCACAACAAGCAGCAAGAGGTGTTGAAAGAAGTAGTAATCAAGAACTTGCTGACTTAGCTTTACAAGAAAGTGCTGCAGCAAGAAGTGCTGGAGTTTCACAAGGTGCTTATAGTCAATTATTGGATTTAGGTAAAGAATTATATGGAGAAGAACAACCAATTGAAATAGGTGGAGTACTTTATTCTAAAGAACCAGATGGAACTTACCAAGCATTAACACAAGGCGAAGTACCTAGTATATCAGATCAGTATGGTACAGGTTCTATTGGTGAATATAACTTTGCTAAAGCTAATGGTTATACAGGTTCGTTCTCTCAATATCAAAATGAAGATGCAAATAGAAAAATGTCTATCGCAAAAGCTGGGGTTGGTGGTATGGGTCTTACACCATCACAAATTAATACAACTGTAAATAGTGTTGCAGGGGCATTTGATAATGAGCCTATTGTTAAAGCATATAACACAGTGCAAGAAGGATTTCAAACAATAAATAGTATTGGAGTAAATACTAAAAGTCCAGCAGATGACATAGCCTTTATCTATGCTTTTGCAAAGATAATGGATCCTAACTCTGTTGTTAGAGAGGGTGAATATAATACTATTCAAAAATATGCTCAAACTTGGGCAAATAACTTCGGATTTAAAGCTCAAAGAATATTTAGTAATACTAACTTCTTAACAGCTAGTGCTAAACAAAAGATGTTAAATGCCTTAAAACCAAAAGTAGATACTATTACTAAACAATATGAAAATTTAAATTCTGAATATCAAAGACAAATTCAAGATGCTTATGCTGGAAGACCAAGAAAAATAACTAATTATGCAGCTGGGAATATACCGCAAAATACCCCACAAGCAGATCCAAATTGGTTAACTAATTATAATTACGACGCTGATATACAAGCAGCACAGCAAGCAATAGAATCTGGTGCTGATCCTGAAGCTGTAAGGCAAAGATTATTACAAAAATACCAAGATGTAGATCTATAAAATTATGAACCCATTTCAAGATTTAATTCCACAACAAAATACAGGAATGACCTCTGGAAATAATCCATTTCAAGATCTTATTCCACAACAAAAACAAGTTACAGAAAAGAAACCATCTTTTTTTGGTAGTATTGCAAGAGATATTATTAAACCTGTTGCAAGAATAGGAACAAATGCAGTAAATGCAGCACAAATTATAGCTAATAAACCAACAACACAACCATTTTCTGGTTCTTATTTAGGAGATGTTGAAGCTGTTGGGCAAAGTGGTAATTTCGGAAAAGATTTAAAAGACTCATTAGGTGTTGGATTACAGATAGCTTCTAACTTACCTGTTGCAAAAGCAGGTTCTCTTACAGTTCAAGGAATTAAAACTGCAGCAAAAGCTGGTAAATTGTTACCTACACTTACAAAAGCAGCTAGTCCATTATTTAAAGAAGGTGCTATTGCAGGAGGTGGCTATGGTGTAGGTAAAGGATTAGAAGATAATAAAACTTTTGGACAAACACTTGGACAAGGTGCTATAGGTGCAATAGGTGGTGGATTGACTGCTCCTATATTAGGTTTAGGTATTCCTGGCGCTATTAGAGGTGTTAAAAACATACCTAAAATTAAAGGTGCCTTAACACCAGAAGCTCCAAATATAATGAATAGAGTTGCGAGATTAACTCCAAGTGATGCAAATAAGTTTAAGAATTTATCTGGTGGTAAAAGTCATGGAGAGTATCTTGTTGAAACAGGTAACTTTGGTAACCCTGAACAAATAATAGAAAAAGAAGCTATTAAATTTACTGATTCTTTAAATTCAGTAGATAGAGAATTAGAAAAATTACCAGGTGTACATACTTCAAATGAATTAAGTATGGTATTGGATGATTTAATTGCAAGAGAGCAAAGAATTGGAGTACCTGGAGAAGATTCTGCTAAATTAGTTGATCTATATAATAAAAACAAACAAGGTGGTATTTCAATGGCTGATTCTAATTGGGTAAAACGAAAATATGAAAGAGAAGTTAAATTGGGTTATCAAAGAGAAAACAATACAGAAGGTATTGCAAGAGCTACAAGATTAGATGATGGTTTAAGAAAATGGCAATTAGAAACAGCAAAAAAACTAGGATTAAAGAATTTAGATGAATTAAATAAACAAACTCAATTATCAAGATTTATAGTAGATAAATTAGGTAAACAAGTTTCTGGTAAAGTTGGAAATGAGGCAATTAACCTTACAGATTGGATTATATTATCAGGTGGAGATCCAACAGCCATTGCAGCATTTTTAAGTAAAAAACTATTCTTAAGTAAGAATGCACAATCTGCTTTTGCTGAACTAATATCTAAAACTCCTATTAAAGGACAAGTAGAGCCAAAAATAGGTGGTAGTACTGGTTTACCTATGAAAATTCCAGGTGTAGATTATGGAACAACAATGCAAATGCCTGGAGTTAAACCTCCAACTATATTTGAACCACCTGCTCAAAAAATAAACAGAAGCTCATCACTACCTGAACAACTACAATTATCAGCACCAACAAGTAAAGCACAAGGTGCTCCAATTATACTTCCTACTTCAGTAAGACGGGAAAATTTAGGACTTGAAGGTATTACTCAAACCAGCCAAATAAGGCAACCCCAGCAAGGATTATTATCAAACCAAATAAATAAATCATATACTGATATTATATCACAATCTAAAACTGAAGTAAAACCATCTAAAAAAAAAGAAAAAATAGCTTATATTAATGACAGAATGGAAGAAAAGGTGATGAATAAACCTCAGTTTGTATATCATGGAACAGAAAATAAAAATTTAAAAAGTATATTAAAAAGTGGATTAAATACTAAAGATAACTACTTAGGTAAAACAATTGGACATGCTGAATTCTTTGCAAGAGATGATGGTAATATTTTTAGAATAAATACTGATAAACTTAAAGCTAAAGATTTTAAAGTTGACTATCAAGATAGTGAACCGGCTTTTGTATATTCTAAAAAAATTGACCCATCTTCTATAGAAGTAAAACAAAATGGTAAATGGACTCCATTAAAAAGTATTAAAACTAGTCTTAAAGATAAATTAAAATCAATACCAAATAAACAAGGTGGAATGATAAAAGCTTATGGTGGTGAAAAAGACCTTACTACTAAAATTCTTAAAGACTTAGAAGGTAAAACTACTGTTTCAAAGCAGTATATTCTTGATGCTACAAACAGAGGAGAACTAAAACAAGTAGAACGTGATTTGATTCGGGACATTGTTCAAAGAGAAGGCGATACAGTAAACGTAGCCGACTTCGCTAAGAAAGTGAAGGCGGAGTTGTTGCCGTTGAAAGTAATCGGAACAGGAGACTTGCCTGGAACTGTAAAAGGTAAGCCTATGTTCCGTGATATGTACGAAGCTACATCCCTAGATGGAGAAATAAGAGGTCCAGTAAAAGACTACAAAGTAAATATTTACGAGTCCCCAATAGCAACTTCCGCAGGAGATGTTCACTTCAGAGAAACTGGAACCAAAAACTACTTCGGTCACACCCGTATAGAAGACATGGCAGACAATAAAACAAGACGTGTCATAGAAGTACAGAGTGATTTGTATCAGAAGGGGAATTTGGATAATGAAAGTCTGAAAATAAAAGATATGTCCGTTGCTGATATGAAGAAAAATGGAACACCAGAAGAAGTAAAACAATGGGATATGTATTCTAAGAAAAATCTTCAAAATGGACTATCGCAAGCAGAAAAAGATAGCTGGGATAAACTAGAGAAAAACTTGTTTGCTAAAGCATCAAAAGGTAGAAACACGGAAGTAGCCAAACTCCAACAATACAACGACCCCACAGCTCACTTCCGTATGGTACGAGAAGAAATAAAGAAAGCCGCCCAAGACGGTAAAACTAAACTCCAATTTCCTACAGGAGAGACAGCGATGAAGATAGAGGGGTTGGGAATTACTGAAACTTGGCAATTAAGAGGAAAAAATAATACTAACCTTGTACTTAATAAAGATATGCTAAATCCTAAAATGATAGGTGAAACTGTAAGAAACACATCTCAAGCTGGAGATGACTGGATAATCACTGACGTCCTCGGTGATGGGAAGTTTAAGGCGGTGCCGAAAAATATATGGGAAAATGAAGGTATGGTTGGAAATACATCTAAAATGAGATTAGAGGCATTAAATAAATCTTCTAGTGCTGAGCAATTTGATATCTCAGGTAAAGTAGATACCAATAACCCTATCTACAAGTTTTATGAAAAAGATGTACAGAAATACTTAAATAAATTCGGTGGTAAGAAAATAGTAGATGATAAAGGAGTAAGTTGGATAGAAGTACCAATTAAAAAGGAATACGCAAAACAACCAGTTGAAGCTTTTGGTAAAGTTGCATTATCTCCATTATTTGTAGGTGCTGGAATAAGTACAGTTGGAGCTATTGCAGCTAATAAATTAAAAAAGAAAGAAGAAGTTAATGAAGTTAAAAAACCAGTAAAAGTAGAAGAAAGTATTAATTTAGAATTAAATGAATATGGTGTTTCACGTAAAACACTTAAAGATATAGAAACAGAATATGAAATTCCAAAAGGTACTTTATCTGCTTTATTATTTCTAGAATCTACAGATGGTAAAAACAAAAAGAATGCTGATGAAGGGGAAATGAAATGGTTAACAGGTCTTACAGAAATTGCTATTAAAGACTTAAAAAGAGAAGTTGATGTATCAGACCCAGAAGACATATTAAAAGCTACAGCTGAATATTGGAAGTTACTACAAAAAAGAAATCCTACTTTATCCCCAGAAAGGTTATACACAAAAGCATATTGGACACAAGGTAAAGGACCACAAGTGCTAAAAAAACAGCAAGAATTTATTAAATTAATGAATAAGTATAAAAAATAATGAAAGATGAGAATATAAGTTACTTGTGGGGTTTATTTGGTAAAATTTGTCAAGATGTAGTAGTAAAGTGTGCTGCAACATTTCTTTTGGTTATTTCAAATTTCTTTATAGATGATTTACTAACAAAAGCTATGTTAGCGCTATTGTTTCTTATAGTTTTTGATTCTTTAACTGGTGTATTAGCGGCAAAAAAAGAAGGAGATAAAATAAGAAGTGCTAAATTAGTAAGAACAGCTGTCAAAATATCTATTTATTTTATTCTTATTACATCAGCTAGAATAGCAGAATACTCAGTTCCAGCTGGTATATCTTATATAGATGAGATTGTTTTAGCATTTCTTACTTTAACTGAATTAATATCAGTAATGGAAAATGTTGGAAGAATGGGATTTGCTATACCAAAAAAGTTACTAGTTAAATTAATCTCAATACGAGATTCAAAATAATATGAAAATAAAAATCTTTCAACACAAAAAGTTAAAGATAAAATATGATGATGACTTGCTTAAAGTTATAACTTTCTTTAAATCTAAAGGTATTGTTATTGAATTTACTCAACCAACTGAAACAGATATTTATATAAAAGATTGTCCTGTAAATTTATACTTACCGAATGACAACGGAGAACAAGATATTTTAATGTATATTTTTGATAGAAGGCAGAGATCAAGTTCTTATGCTTTAAATTTTTCTAAAACATTACAAGTGATAGAAGTTTCAACAAGTATAGAAGATGACACAATAGATTATACTTGGAAGCTTATTTGTCATGAGCTTGTTCACTGTTTATTTCATAAATTAAGGAATATTAATATATTTTTGCAAGATCCAATGGATTCAATGTTAGTTAATGGGATTTGGAAACCTTATTATAAAAATGAAGAACCTTATGCTTTAAATGGTAATTTTGAGGCTGCTTTTAAGATACTTAAACCTTATATGGCTTTATTCGCTCAAAATGGCGATTTAAACCCTGTTACCTCTTATATTGAGATAACCCGTACTTTTAGTGATTCTAATCAAAATACAGGCATTCTGGAAGCTTATAACAATAGTGCAAAATTTACTTGTAAGACTTTGGAACTAGCTTGGAAAAATAACTTACCAAATGTATCATGTATTCCAAAAGGAACATATAAAGTAAGGTGGACTTTTTCTCCTAGATTTTTACGATATACCTATGAAATACAAGGAGTTCCGGGAAGATCAGGAATTAGAATACACCCAGCAAATTACTTTTATCAATTGAATGGTTGTATAGCATTAGGAAATAACTTGGTAGATATAAATGGTGATGGAAAATTAGATACAGTTAATTCAAAAATTACAGTAACTGCTTTTGAACAATTTATGAATAAGAAAGAATTTACACTGAAGATAGTGTAGGTCGTATTATTAGATTAATAAATTATTGTTATGGATTTAATTTTATTATCGGCTTTAGTTTTAGGTGTAGTTCAAGCAATTAAAATGGCTATTAGTCCAACTTCAAGATGGATTCCAAGTATAGCTTTGCTTGTAGGTTTTGGTTTTATAGCTTTGTTTTCAATTCTTAATAATGTTCCATTAACTTGGGACGGAGTAGTAAATGGTGTAATAGCATCACTTACAGCGGTAGGATTATGGGGTGGAACAAAATCAACATTAAGTAAATAAATGTCAGGGGGTTGTTTTTTTATTTTTTCAACCCCTTGAAATTTGTTCATTTAAAACATAATATCAATGAAAATTACTCGTATTTTGTTTTGCCCAAAATGCTTGGAGGCTAAACGACCTCACAAGTACAGTTGGTATATGGAGATGAACGATAAAAAGTCCACCTTTGTAGAAGCCCAACATCTTACCGATAGGCACGAGTATGGATTTACTCCACACTTGGTCCAACTTAAAGAGATTATCGGTAATACCGTATATCACGAAACCCTCTGTCTTATGGACGGCTGTGGAATTGAGATACTTAAAGATGAAAATGGAGATAAGCAATACTTCTCTATTTACGACAGTAAAGTGTTTATGTTAGACGGTGAGTATCACTTCTACAATAGGAATAATATCTTATGTAAAATACTCCGTTCTGACTTAATGCACTTCAAGGCTAGGGTTATAGTTCAGCCAGAAGAACATACTTGTCCATTAAAAGAGTGGATAGCACTTGTAGATTTATTTTCAACTCCTAAAATTTAAAATCATGCACGACCGACAATACACTAACTCTAAAGTTGGTAAAACTATTCCCAGTAATAACAAACACCACATACATCCGAAGTCTCCTGACAAACACCCACGCACTATTTTAGTAGATGAAGAAGCTCACAAGGCTTATCACAGAATATTTGGTAATCCAAAGAGCTATGAAGATGCTTGTTTTATTCTTAAAAGGGATTGGTTTCCACCTAAACACTAAAGTCATGCTAATCGTTCTTCTCTATTTCACAATAGTCTGGTATGTCGTAGATAAACAAAATTATGGGTAAAGTAATACACAGGACAACTTCGGTTGCCCTGTTTTTTATGATATAATATATTTGAAGTAGCTTACCTCTCCTATAGCTACAAATGTTCACCTTCACTTCATCTCCACCCTAGTCATAAGCAAAATTAAAAAACTTTGGAAAAATCGATTTGTGAATTTAAAAGAATAAGCAACCTCGGAGAGTGAAAATACGCTAAAAGGATTAAGCGTATTTTTATTTTAATGATATAATATAAATGAGGAGATTTTGGTTAGACAAAAAAGTCTTATAAGATTGAACAAAATATACAATGCAATCAAAAAAGACGTCTTTACTGGAATCCACCTTTAGATTAAGGTCGGGCAGGAAAGAAAATTTCTTGTAGACCTTTTTCATTTATATAATAAAACTTAACAATCCTCTAAATTTTCATTTATATTACTATCCCAATCATCAAAAATACAGGTTTTGCATATTTTATACTTTCTAGAAAATGGAGAATAAAATACACAATGAGTATTTTTACAACCAAAATTACTTAATATTTGTTGCATGTTATTGACTTTTTTATCATCTTTATAACAATCGACCTTTGTTATTATATTGACGATTTAGTTTAAATTCTATTACATGTTATAATATATTTATGAAAAGAGGAGGTTGGCTTAAAAGAAAAACACCATTAAAAGCAAAAGTTGGTCTTAAGTCTTATACTACTTTGAAAACTAAAACTCCAATGAAACGTAAGTCAAAAAGTGAGACTAGAAAAGTTCAAGATTTATTATGGATAGAATGTAAACGATTAACTAGATCTAAATATGGTAATACTTGTTATACTTGTGATAAATTTCCACTTGAAGGTTCTTCATGGCAAACAGGACACTTCATACCAAACTCTATTGGTGGTGCAATTTTGAGATATGAGTTAATGAATTTAAGACCACAATGTTATAGATGTAATATAGACCTATCAGGAAATGGTGCAGTATTTTACAGAAAATTAGTTGAAGTTGAAGGACAAGAATATGTAGATAATTTATTTAGTATGAAAAAAAAATCTGTTAATGCTTTAGATTATTATAAAGAGTTGCTTGAAAAGTATAAACTTTTATAATAAAAAAGACCCAAATTATTCCGGGTCTTTTATGTTTTCTCGGTATGTACCTTTTTTATAAGTACGGTTTTTATTGTATTCAACCTTATTAACAATTGCTTGTTCAAGATCTTTTCCAATAATCCTTGCAATAGACATTGTAAAAATAACAATATCTGCAAGTTCAGTAATCATCTTTTCTGGATCATTAAGAACTTCTTCTGCTTCTATAACTTCTTTTTTTAGCAGATCAAATTCATGACCGAGGTTATTGGTTGGAAAATGATTTTTAATCTTATTTTCCAATACTTCTTGTGTTAAATTTTTGATGTCTAACATGATATTCAGTTTTAAAATGAACAAATATTGTAATATTACAATTCTTAATATTCTATAAATAAAATAGAATACTAAAAACTATAATATTTAGTTAAAGAGCTATTGGAATATTCTTGATTGCTTCTTCTGGTTTGTAGTCTATAATTCTTTCTTTTAATTCTTTAATCAAATCATCATCTAATTTACAAGCTCTTTTATATGTGTTATCAGGTAATGAAAAATTTACAAAATCTGTTTTTGAATTTCTTTTTAATAACTCTTCTGCTACATAGTATTGATTTTCATATATATGTGCATTACTGATACTAACTGTTAAAATTCCAGGTTTTATATTTAATTCTTGTGCTAAAATATGAGTCAATAAAGCAAACCCAGCAACATCGGTTGGGTTGCCTAAAATCATATCATTGCTTCTAATTATTAAATGTAAATGTAATCTTCCTCCGATAATATTTAGTGTTAGGGAATATGGACAAGGTACATTTTTTTGAGGAATTATTAAATCTGTTTTTGGTGACCACATCATAATTACACCATGTCTTGTACTTGAATCTTCTTTTAATTTCTTCAAAACAATATATAACTGATCAAAATCAAAATGATGCCTCCATCTCCAACCATAAGCACTTGTTATTGTTCCATTTTTTTCAGTAAATGAATTCCATATTTTAGTATATTTATTTAACCATGTTGCATCATTTTCTCCAGATAAAAACCAAATCATTTCTGGAATGAAAGAAAATTTAAGTTCTCGTAAAGATAATAATGGAAAGCCATCTTTTTCTAAATCAGTTTGAATTGTTAAACCAGGAAGTGCTTTAACTTTAATTCCTGTGCGTTGGTTTAACTCCTCAATTCCATTTTCCATTATTTCTTTTATTAAGTTTTGATATTGTTTATCGAATTTTGTCATTTTTCTTTTTTCCACAAAGTAAGCAACACTTTAACGACCTTTTATATTTATCTAATACATCTTTTGTGCTTTCTCCTAGACTAATCTTAAACATTCTTGAGATCTCTCGATTAGTTGGAAGTCTTTTATGTTTTTTTGTGAAAGACTTTATTCTAATAAATCTTTTCAACATTTTTTCACCTATATATCCTTTAATCATTGCAAATATATACTTTATTAACTCCTACTTCTTCTAATTTTTTTATACAGGGTTCACAGCAATGTGAATGACCATATAAATATAATTTTGGATTCTGTACTTTAGAATATTTTTTTAATTCTCTAATAGCTACAGCTTCTGCATGATTTGAATACAAAGCGCAACCAGGACAAATCCAGTATAGTGTATGATTTTTGATTTTAAAAATCTTTCTTAAACAATTATTTTTATGCCAATTAATAAACCATTTCCATTTTATTGTTGCTTGGTTTGATCCAAAACATATTGGTCCCCAATCTCCATATATTACAGCACCGATTGAACGTCTTTTATCTGTTGCAGTATTTGATGCTTCTTTTGCAAGTCTTATTCCTAACTCTGTTTCTTTTACTTTTATATATTCCATATAATTACTTTCCTGTACTTCCATGACTTCCATTACCTCGTTCTGTTTCTTCAAATTCTTCAACTTCTTCTAACTCTTCATAACCTAATTTAAGTAAAAGTAATTGACAAATTCTGTCATATTTATTAACTATATAAACAGTATCAGAATTGTTTACTAATGTGCAATGTGCAAAACCAGTATAACCAAAATCTATAACAGGTCCTATAACATTTACACCATTTTTACCTTGACTACTTCTTTCAACTACATAACCACAATAACCTTCTGGAATTTGAAAACCAACTCCTAAATTTATTCTTTTAGAAAAAGAATTGGGAATCTTGTAGTAGAAGCACTAACTTTAAGAGAAGACTGGGAAAACTTAAAAGCTCATTTATCTGAGTCTACTAGGGCTGTTCAAGAATCCACATTCAACATAGTATACATAGTCAGAGCCAACTTTCCACAGTTCATGTGTTCTGACTCCAACCATGTGCACTTTCTTATAATCTTCTTCCGCAATAATCAGATGACGTGATGCTGAAATGCATTCATGCATACGTTCTTGCATTATCCGAAGCGTCTCAGAATTGTTGTAGTCTGTGTCCTGATCTACTGCACTATAAGCATTGGAAGTCACGATTTATGTTATATTTAGTCATGCTGCCAATTCTCAAGTCTGGATTAGCCCTAAAGTAATTTGTCCAAAAACACCACATTTGATACTTAGTGAGCGTTTCATTTACTGTAGACCATTCAAACTTGACAAAGTTACGTTCATTTTCAATTAGTACAGGAGCAGTACAGGCAACTAATCAGAATACAGGTAATGGTGAAGCCTTTAATGTTATGAACCCTTATGTGGCCATGAATTACATTATAAAACTGTACTAAAAATGGATAAGATAACTATAAAAGGTAGACTTTCGTTGCGGTTTTATAATAATGGAATACTTGTAAAAGAAGATACCGGTGATAATTTAATTGTAAGCAATGGCTATGCTAAATTATTGTCGGCTCTCAGCGGAGTTAATAATGTAGGTATTGAGAAAATACAAGCCGGCACAAATGCTACTTCAGCAAATGCTACTGATACAGTAATAACTAACCCTATTGATATTACTATTACATCGAAAGTATTGTCGGGGCGTAATTTGATAATAAGCCCATGGGAGTTGGCAAAACAAACAGGTATTACCATTACAATAACCGGTAGTAACAATGGCTAAAACAATAGCATCAGCAATTGCCAA